GCCAAATAATCTGTATCTGCTAAAAGTTTATTTCTATCTTCTCTTAAATCATTTAATTTTTTATTAAATTCATTATTTGCAACAATTAATTCTTCGTTATCTCTTGCTATTTCTTCTTCTGCTGTAAGATTTACTTCTACACCATTAATCATTTTAGTTCTTGCCATATTAAGCTCCTGTTAATCCATATAATTTAAAAATACCACTTACGATATTTCCACTATTAAAAAATATTTTTATAGCATCAACATCGCCATTAGTTTCGTATATACCACCACCGTTCATATGTCCCACTCTGCCTTGATGGTCTATACAAGTACCATTAAAAAAATATGATGTTTTTAAAGTTCCTGCGGGATTAAAAAGTTCAAATTTAAAATCGCCTTTTTGTGCTGACGCATTATTACCAAAACTATTTAATAACATAGCACAATCAGTTGCAGTTTGATTTGAGTTTGCTAAATCTGACCTAATTCTGTTAATTATTGTATCATAGCCTGAAGTTATATAACTTGACCCAGCATCTGTACTAAATTGAATTTGTAAATTTTTATCATCTGTTTGTGAAACTACATCATAACCAATTACAAAATAATGACAGTATGTACTATCTAACACTACACTAGAAACACCATTTTTAAATTCTACTGAAGCCGAATTACTTGCAGTTTGTGATTTTATTAATGTATAAGCACCACCCCCCGCTTCAGCAAAACTTAAAACACCTGAACCGTCTGTTTTTAAAAATTCATTTGCGTTGCCGTCTGTTGTTGGAAAAGTAAGTGTATATGAAGCACTTGCACTATGCGGTGGACTTTTTAATTTTATACCGTGTGAGTTTTGAGAACAATTTAATTGAATATAACCGTCCTGAGAACCACCGTCGCCTTTAGCTTCTAAACTAGGTGTTGAACTTGTTGAAACTAAATTAATCTTGTCTGTTGTAATAGCGTCGTTTTGTACTTTAGCAGTAATAACACTATCTGTTGTTAGCTTACTTGCGCTGACAGTATTATCACTCGGCGTACCGATTGATAACACGTCGCCGTAAACCATAATAAAATCAATAGTATCTGCGTTTGTTAAAGTACCTGAACTTGGAATAAATGTAATCTGTGAACCGCTTATTGTATAAGCCGTGTCAGGGGATTGTATAACTCCGTTTAAAGATACTAAACACACTCGGCTATTTTCGGGCGAATATGCTACGCCACCATTTGCCAAATTATAAGTGTTTGTACTACTTGTCGTTATTGCGTCTAATTTTATAAAATTCCCAACTGTGGGTTCTTTTCCTATATATCCTACCATTTTTATTTATCCTTAATATTGTAAAGACACGCCTTTTATACGCGCTTCTTTACTGCCACTTGATTGATTTGCAAAACTAATTTTGTATTTAAGTTGTGTTCCCGCAGTCACGCTTACGTCTGTCACTTTAGCTGATTTAACGCCACTAGCGAAATCAGGTAAAGCCGTTAAAGTTGCCGTGCTATAATTACTACCGTTATCTGCGCTTACTTGTAAAACAATATCCGAGTTTAGCGCGTTAGTTCCCGCGTTGTCAGAATAATTTATTACCGCAGAAATTTTATCTGTTGACGGTACAGTTATTGCATTACTTTCAAACGACCCTGTTGCAGAAGCAGTTAAAGATGACAAACTTGAAATTCCGTCTTTATAAGATGAGTTTTGAACAAATGTTTGTCCTGTAAAACTTACTCCCTGATTGTGACCTTGACCAACTATTATTTTGTTAGTTGATGTGTTTGAATAACCTGAAAAAGTATGTAGCAAAGTTCCTTGTGCATAATCATTACTTGTAGAACTTAAATAAACTTTTAGTGAGCCACTGCTAGCAGTATCTCTTAAAAATGTAATATAATTTCCAATTAAATCAACTGTGGCACTACCTTGACTTGTTTGGTCACGCAAAAAATAAACTGTTTCTGAATTATCAACTTCAGCAAAGTTTAAATAATAATGTGTACTACTGTTATTGTTATAAATACTATCACTAACACTAGATACATTGTTTTCATTATCTCTTATACCAATAGTAAAAGCAAATTGACCAGGCGTTGTTTCTGAAGCGTTAGCAGAAAAACTTTGCATTGTACTATGGTCAACTTTAAACGACCACCAATAATTGCCTGATAAAAAATTACTTCTTTGTTCAAAAGTTGAGTTATAAGAATTATGTCCTATTGCTAAAGTTGTTGCACCTTGAGTTAAAGCACTTCCAGGATAACCCCAAGTAATATCGTCAAAGTCGCCTAACGTTCCACCACTTTCTGCTGATATAGAAACTGCTGACATATATTCACTAGCATTTCTTTGACAGTTAGTTAAATTTGTAATTCCTGAACTATCTTGAAATACCTCGTAGCTTAAAGAGTTTGAATTAGTTGCAACAAGATTTTGATTTGCAAATACTCTTAAACCTAATCGTGCTAAATCTGTTTTAACATTTGGGTCAGAACCTACACCACTTGGTAATTCTGAAATATTTGTTAATGCGTTATTTTTTAGTTTTGTTAATGCCATATTTTTTTATCCTTAATAGTTAATTCCTATTCCGTGTAATTGTGTTTCTTTTGAACCTTGACTTTGATTAGCCCACTCAACCTTGTATCTAACGTCTGTTCCCGCAGTACACGTTGTTTTACCTAATCGTACTTGTTTAATTCCTGTTGAATAAACAGGCGTAATTGCATTGTAGCTTGACGCTTCAACCCATTGTGAACCACCATTACAAGTAAAGTAAACTTTTAAATCCGTTCCTAGTGTTGTACTTCCCGCATTTTCTTTAAATAACATTGTACCGCCAACTTCAGTTTTAGATGAACCGACTGTATTCGTGTTTTGTATAGCCGTTCCCGTTGCACTCGTCACTAAACCATAAGGTTGTGTATTTGGTGTAAAACTAGCAGTTGATGTAGATAAAGCACTTCCATTTACAAATAATAAATCTTCAATATAACCATTCCATTTTCCGCCATTATCTGAACTTGCACCAACTTTAAAATCTCTTGAACCTACATTAATTGAGGTACTAGCATTATTAGTTTGTGATGTGCCTATACTTGTTCCGTTGACGTGGTAATAAAAAGTATTACTGCTTTTGCTACATCTTATATGATACCAAGTATCTGCAACCCAACTGTAAGCGTTGCTATGTATATCAACTACTGTCCCACCATAATTTGCGTAAAACGAAAATTCATTATTAGTTTGTAATCTTAAACCCCACCCGTCGTGGTCAGTATCAATAACACCAAAACCACCTTTACTTAATATATATCTTTCAGAATTTAAAGAGCCACTATCAATTCTAATCCAAGCCTCAATAGTAAAATCATTTGTTCCAATGTTAAAATGTGAACTAACTGAACTATGAGTACCACCTATATTACCATTATTTACTGCTCTAATAGATGAACTGCCAAATTTAGCCTGTGCTGTGCTGTGCGTATAATTATAAACATTAGGAATAGCAATACTTGTTCCGCTTGTGTCAGCAAAAGTTGTACTTCCATTTGATGTTTCTGATTGTAATAAAAATTTAGAATTACTTGGTACTGCAATTCCTGTAATAGAAGAAGCATAACCACTACTAACACCTACATTAGTTTTAGTCCCTAAAGTATCAGTCGCAAAAGTATCAATGTGTTGGTTAGGTAAATTAAAAGAAGCTGAACTTTCGTTCGTAGCTTCTCTTAATGCTAAAGCCGTTATATCAGATTTTATAGGTTGTAAATCTGTTGTTGCATTTGTTAAAAAACTTTCAGCAAAAGTACCGCTTGTAATTTTACTTGTTGGTAAATTAGGAATATCATTAACGTCTAAAGGTACTGCCGTCGGTTTATTTCCAATATAATTTGTCATTTTATTATTATCCTTTTAATTAACTAACGTCTGTTAGCATTTGTAAAGCAACTGTTAAATGTCCTGAACTATTGTCAGATTGCGCTTGTATTTTATCAGACGTTTGTAAAACTATTTTAGGCAATTCTAAAGATGAACCACTTGGTAAAGGTATTGTATTTAAAATTGTAAAAGTTGCAGTTGCCGAAGCGTCATACTTTTTAAGAGTGACGTTTATTGAACTAGTTGTCGTATTACTCATTGTCCCCGCTATTACTAAACTTTTATTACTAGCCGTGACAATATCTGTTAAACTATTATTACTAATAGTCACTTGCGCGTCGCTAAAGTTATTTGCCATTGTGTATATTCCTATTTGTTATTATTAAGACCCAAGAGCAACGCTAAACGGTATAGAGTTCGGGTCGCTTTCAGATACAGTCACACCCGTTGGTAGTGATACTGCGTTTGTTGATGTATTTATTTCAAAAATTTGTAAGTCGTCTGACCCGTCAAAAATTTTGACTTTAAATGTATTTGTTGTTCCGTTATCAATCCATAAAGTCCCCGCTACTGCTGAACTTGGTCTTGAAGAACCAATATGTGATGAATTAATTGCACCTAAACTATTGTTTAATGCAGTTCTAAAATTTGGGAACGATTGATTGTCTATTGTTATTTGTGATACCTGAGCCATATATTCCTTTGTTTGTTAAAATCCTTTACTTATAAAATCAAACGTTCTGTCAATTGCTGAACCGCTTGAATTAAAATAATTTACTGTAAAACCACCTAAGGTCTTATTTGTTATTGTATGTCTGTCGCCATTTTGTAAATTTTGACTACTAATACCTATTGCGTATTGTTGTAAATACGGCGGGTCAAAAGTAATTGCTTTTGAACCACTACTTGTAGGTAAGTCAGCACCCTCAACTAATCTATCAGGTACATCTACATCAACACTCATTCCGCTAACCTTAGGGTTAGCTGAATTATTGTTGCTTCTTAGTTTTAATCTAAACTTATAATACCTAGCTGAATATTCGCCTGTTGTATTAAAGTCTGAAAAACCTGAATATGTTGAATTATCATTTGACGTTGCTACTTGTAGAATAATATCTGCAAAAGAACTTACATCGCCGTCGAAGTGGGACGGTTCTGTGTCGAAGTGTCCATTTTGATTATTATTACTTGTTGTGACCGCGTCAAAAATTCTATCTCTATCTTCCGCCGTACTTAATAATTTTGGTTCTAATTTAACTTGTCCTGACTGTGATAAATCAAAAACATTTGTAAAATTATAAAATCCTAAAGCTTTTGTATTTGCTAAAACACCACCACTATCAAAAAATTGTGTAGTGTTAGTTTCAAAATTATTTTGTCCACTATCAAAATTTGTTTTAGTTGCTAAAACGATATAATGGTCTGCACCGTCTTTAACTACTGCAACATCTTGTTTAGTTCCTGTTTGTCCACTTATACTTTCAACAAAAGTTGTATGAAAGTTTAATCCTGTAATACTTGTAATATTAGTAGTGACGCTTGTTGCCTGAATACTAAAGTTATTAAGCTTATCAATATGTTTTACTAAATACGTTCCTTTTTTTGCGGGTAAACTTGCAGACGTTGATGTTCTTGAAACTTTAGTTAAAGTTTGTGAACCAATCCACGTTGCACCGCTTGTCGCCGTACTATGTCTAATTTCTGTTTCTTTAAGGTCAAGGTCAGGCGGTTTCGACCAAGTCAAAGTTAAAGATTTTCCACTAATACTTACTGCCAAGTCCTCACAATTTGATGGTGGTTCTGTTGCACCAATGACTAGGTGTTGTGCAGTCACATAAGAACTTTTAACACCAATTGTATTTATAATTCTTGACCGTAAATCATATAAAGCCCCGTCCTCTACACCTGATACTTGGAACGTATTATTACTTGAACGTCCCGCAGATACATAAACACTATCAGTTGACTTTTTATATTCTAATTCAAATTGACCAATAAAAGCTTCGGTACTTGGTATTGAAACAGTTGCAGTTAAAACAACATCTACAATACCGTCTGAAGAAGCATTTAAAGTATCAGACGTTGTTATACTACTCGGTGTGACAACAGTTGTTGCCGACGGTAAATTAATTGCCGACGCAGTTGCTAACGTCACTTGTTCTGTACTTGCGTCAAAATTAAATACTGCGTCTGCGTATTCTTGCGCTATTACACTTACCGATAAATCTGCATTTAAAGTATATTGTAATATAAAAAATTTTTTAGCCGTAAAGCCAAGCTTACTATTTGTCAAACTTATTACATCGCCAACGCCTAAATCTAAATGTTCAGGTTTTAACATTAAATCTAAAGTCATCATTTGACGAGATTGTTTTAAAACAATTAACGCCAATCTTTGTGCTTCAACAGGGTCAGACGTAAAAGGTAATTCTATTTCATTTACAATTGTTTCGCCGTCGCTTGTTTGATAAGCTGAACTTTCCTGAGTATTAAATTCTTTAATACTAAAATCTGTTGTAGCGTCAACAAAAGTACCTTTAACTTTATTATAAAGTTGCGACCTCTTAGGTCTTGTCACAATTTTTAATTCGCCTGATAAATCGTTGTCTGTTAAAGTTCTTACTGAACTACTTGCTTTACCAACTTTTAACTTAAACTTACCTTGTTGGTAAGTTAAAGTTCCCGCACAACTACTAACTAAATCCTCAATAGCTTCTACGGGCTTTCTATTTAATTCTATAACTCCATTAGCAGTATAACGACTTTGTGTTCCGCCTGTTATTGAAATACTATCGTTGCAATCAGAATAAGCTTGTTGAAAACTTGCTAAATCTATTTCACTTGTACTTGCGCCTAATCCGTCGCTTGATGTTAAATAATTATAAATAACATTTGCGGGGTTATTAGAATAAGCCGTAGCACTTGTAGAAACATTTAATATTTTTTTGCCCTCAATAACTGCACTTATATTTGGAATACCGTTAGGAAAAACATCTGTTTCATAAGTTAATTTTACCATTAAATAAGCAATACCTCTTAATCTATGATTGCTTGTCCAAACTGTACTTGCATTATCTAAAACCGTGTCAACTGTTTGTGTAGTTGAACCTAAGTGTTTAACAATTTGTGCTTTGCCTGAGAACGTTCCACTTGTCACGTTGCCTGAGCCGTCTATTTGACTTGTTGTAATTTCTGTATCATTAAAAAATACCGAACCAATACTATTTATTTCGTGTCCACATAAAGCAATTACTAAATATAAATCTTTATTATCATTTAAAGTTTCTGCGTGTACGATTGCACCACTTTTTCTAACAGAACCATAAATTATTGACCTTGTTGCAACAGGACTACGAATTAAACTTTTTCTTTGTATAGCTTCATTTGTAAAACTATTAAAATCAGGTTGTTTAGGTTTACCCGCTAATTTTTTATAAGCAAAACTTAAAACTGCACTTGCAATAAATGAAAAAGCAAATTGTTTAAGACCGCCTGATAATAAACCTTTCCAACCGCCTTTTTTTGCAACAGAAGAAAGAACAAAATCTTTAGCTATTCCTACTGCGCTTCCTACTGCGTCTGCTATTGCACCCATAATTTATTATTCCTAATTTTTTTTGTAATTATATTTCTAATTTTGTTATCTTTTGTTAATCTTAACCATTTAGTATTTTGATTAATTTCCAGATGTTTTGCTAAATTTTTTCTACTCCATAAATAAATTTCTTTTACATTTTTTTTAGCAAGTAAATCAACGTGTGTTATTATATTACCATTACACCAATTATTTATCTTGCCTGTTGTAAAATAATTATCTTGCGTTAATTGATTAACAAACGCCCAATTAACAAAACCGTAAATTTGTTTATCTTTAAAAATTTTAAATTGATTGTGATTATAATTATGTATTAAATAATAATATAATTCTTGATAAGTCTTATTTTTATATTTATCAAAACTTTTATAAAAAAATATTATTTCATCAATTAACAATTAATTATCTACTCCCCAAAATAATTCTTTTTCAGCAACGCTATCAACAAACTCTAAACCTTTGTCGCCTGAGTATAAATTTTGTTGTTCTTCGTTTGTAAATCTTGAAATTCTAGGTCGTTCCCAATCTACTAATCTATTTTCTATTTCTAATTCTATTGTTGCAGTATTTGATAAGCTAATTGACATTGTATCTACTTTGCCTACAAAAATAATAAATGGGTCATCAACTAAACCATAACTATCGTTAAAAAATCCTAAATATTCTGTTGCGGGACTACCTTGATATTCACTTGTTAAAGCAATTGAAACGTATGTACTTGGTATTCCTGATAATTGTAATTTTATTCCGTTAGCTTGTAATTCGCTTGTTTCTTCAATGTCAGATACCGTGCCTATTGTTCCCGCACCTAAATAACTATTGCCACCCCAAGTAATATTACGGTCTGTACTATTAAGATATACGTTGCCACTTGGAAATTCAAATTTTAAAAAATAAACGGGTTTTATAACATCGTCATTTAAAACATTAGAATTATTTGTTGTAAGTGTCTTAACCATTAAAACACCTCAACACCACTAAAACTTATTCCATAAATACTAGACGTATTTATTGAATATGTTGTACTGTCGCCTGTTAATTTCATTGTGCATACAGGATTAGTCGTAGTTATACTTGCGTCATCACTAGGACTAGACCTTAAACTTGGAACAAAATTTACAGTCACATCGCCTGAGCCGTCTGTTGTTGCGTTAGCCGTGACCATTTTTAATTCGTTATTAACTGAGAAAAAATCCCCCGCTTTTAAAACTAAAGTTGAGTTTGCGCCACCGTCTAATACTAAACTTGTTCCTGTTTGATTAGCACCATTAACTAATAAAGTTGAACCCGCTATTGTACCACTAGGCGAACGATGATTAGCGTCGTAGCCAAAAAAACTATGTACTCTACCTTGTAATCTTTGTAAAAATCCAATGTATTCTAAAGCATTGTCTTTTTTCATTGGTGGTAAATTAAATGTTGCATACCACCTAGCACCCGTTAATTCTGAAACCTGAATACTATTAGATAAAGGACTTTCAAATACTTGGTTGTTATTTTGTAAACCAAATTCTACTGAATTAAATCCAACAGTTGTTGGTATTGCGTAAGTTGTCATTATGCTTTAACTCCTAAGGCTCTTGCAAAAGAACCGCCTCTATTTCTAGCGTCCATTACTCCGTTTAATGCTTCTTGTTTAATTAAAGGCAACATACCAAATATTTCTGCTCTTGCAGTTTCACTAACACTTGGCATTATACTAATTTCTTGCACCACTCTAATACTGTCTTGTCCTAAAGAATTATTTGGACTAATACGACCTGAACTATGTGGTGTAAATAATTCTGCGCCACGTTCCCCTACTAAATATGATTTACCTCTACTTACTGAACCACCCATATATCTGCCTGACACATCTAGCATATTTGGTTTGTTAAATGATGTAGAAGAACCACCTTTAAATATTGAACCAAAAAAACCTGATATACCTGAACCTAAAGCTTCGCCTAAAGGTTTAGTAATTGCAGTTTGATAAGCTATTTTAATTATATCTTGACCAATTGCTTTTAACGTATCTCTAAATTTTTCGCCTTGAAATACTGCACGTTCAAAATTACCCGCAATAGAATTACCGAAAGTGTCCCCCGCGTTTTCTAATCTTTTTAATTTGTCCTCTACACTTGAATATTCGTCTTTTAATTTATCAGCAGTTTCAGTAAGACCTTTCATTGTGCTATCTTGTTCATTTAAACTATCGCTAACAACATCAACCTCTTTTTTAAATCCCTCTAAAACATTTACTAAACCTTGTAAACTAAATGTAAAATCGTCAATTTCTTTTCTTTTCTTTTTACTAAATGGGTGTTGCATTACTTCTACTGCTCTTTTTAAAGCAACAGTAAAATCGCCAACACCTTGAACTAAAGCCTCAAATATTCTTACAGATTTAATTCCAAAGTCTATTAAGTCTTTAGCACCAACATTAGCCATTTCTTGTATTGAACCATTTGTATCTTCAATAGCAGTTAAAACTTTTTCTCTTATATGACGAGATAGTTTTAAAAAAGCGGGACTAACGTTAGCAACTAATTGATTAACAATATTCATAAATACTGTTTTTAATCTTAATACACTATCGTTAAAATCTTCTACTGCTTTAACTTGTTTACTATTTAAAGAACCAAATCTATCGCTTTCAATAGCAAATTGTTTTAAAGCTTCTGAACCACCTCTTAGAACATTAATTAATTCTGCACCTCTACCACCAAATATCTCTTGCGCGTATTTTAAACGCATAGTTTTATTTTCAACTAAATCTAATCTATCTGCGATTAGACCAAGTATAGCCATTTGGTCGCCGTTGACTGCGTTAGCGTCCTTAATAGATATACCTAACGCCTTAAATGTTTGTGTTGCTTCCCCTGTACCCTGTAAAAAGTCGCCAAAGTTATCAACTAATCGTCTTGTTGCTTTTGCAAAAGTTTCAAACTCTATTCCGTTAATTTCAGACGCTAGTTTTAACGTTTGTAAATCTTTAACGGCAATTCCAAGAACACCTGACATTTTTCCAAGACGGTCGGTTGCTATTAATGAGTTTCTTATTAATAAACCCATTCCCGCGATACCAACTGCGCCTGTTAATGCAGTTTTAAAATTAAATACAGCTTTAGTAATACCTTTTAATCCACGTCCTATTGAAGTGAACGCCTGTTTAGTCTTATTAACAGCAGTTATTTTAAAATTTATTCCTTTTTGTGCCATATTATTTTCTATTCTTTAATCTTTCAGTTTGAAATTTCTCTTTTTCAGCTTTAACTTCTAAATACATAAACCAACTATCAAATTCTGCTTTTGACATATTGTATATTTCACTAATATTTTTATTTAGCTTTTCTGCTAAAAAAAATATTGCGTAAAAGTCAGGCTCTAAACGAAGTTTTTTTTTACGTCGTCCTCGTTGACTTCATTTACTATAAAAGACCCTAAGGTTTTTATAATATCAACGTCGGCTTGATTAATTAATTTATCTTTGTCAGCTACGCTAAATGCTTTATTGCCATTTTCTTTTTCGGCTTTCATTATTATAGCGTCAACTAGCATTGTAATTTCATCTTTTTTTGCTGATTGAAATAAACGTCTTGTTTCTGCAATAGTAAGCGGACTTATATAATAAGTGACCCCCCATTCTTCTATTGTGACTGACCTTTTTTTCTTATCTGCAAAATGTGAAATAACTTTATCTATATCTGACATAAATTATTATACTGTTGCTATTGTGACTGCGCCTGTGACTTGAAAACCAAAAGTTCTTTCAACTATTCCGTCGTGTGCCTGTGCAACACCAACAGAATTAATAATTGCTGAACCTGAATAGTAAGTGTCGCCACTTGTTGCACCCTCAGGGTACAAATTTAAAGTGACTGTTGCGCCAATAGTCATAGCCCCTTGTCCTGTACTATCAGTTTCGTCCCAAAAACAATCCATAGTTCCTGAAGAACTTGATTGTGTTGCGCTGAAAGTTTTTACTGTATCGCCAAGTTTAGTTGTTTCAACCGTGTCTTGTGATTGGTCTAAAGTCCAACTTTTTAATTCTGCAACGGCATTTGAACCAACTTTAACTGTTCCTTGTGAGCCTGTGTGAGTAGCCATATTTATTTATCCTCTTTTATTGTTTGTTTACTTTTTGTTTGTTTAATAATTGGACTAGAACCCTCTTTACTAAAACCTTTTTTTTCAAAATTTTCTAGTTCGTAGTCCCATATCTCAATTTTATTATCGTCTTTTACGACTATAATTCTTTTTGCCATTATCCTAATACCTCAGGGTTAATTTTTGTTGTTATATAGTGAACGTTAAACGTCATTTTAATTACGCCTAATTGTTGATTGCCTATATTTTCTAATTCATATTCTGTATTTGTTAAAAATGTTTCTTTAGCGTGACCACCTCTAGTTAAATCAGTTGCCATAGCAACCTCAACCTCTTTAGCGATAACATCTAAAGCTTCATCTACATTTGCAGTTGCTTTAGCAAAGCCCTCAACCATTATTTCTAAATTACGTTCAATCTTACCTATACTAGATAGTTCGCTTGTTTCTGTATTACTATAAACATTTAATAAAGGTAATTTTGCAAGTTCATTTGGATAGATACGACTTTCAAAAACATTTGAACCCGTCGTTGTCAATCCTGTTAATGTTGTTGTCACATTATTTCTAATGCTTGTTCTTTTATGAGCCATTATTAAGCCTCACTCAAAAAAATTTCTGTAATTCCTGTTCCGTCTTTAAGAACATTATTTACAGTATAATTAGTAGAGTTAATAACAACAGGGTCGCCAAAGTCAGCGTTAGCAACATCACTTGTTTTGACAGTTATCTTAGGTTGGTTTGCAGTAATACCCGCATTATCGCCAACATCAATAGTAGTCATTTCATTGTCAAATATTCCTTTAATAGTAGAAGCTGAACCACCAATAGTTATTGTAATACTATCAGCAAACTCATTACTATCAAAAAATATTGCTCTTTCTGTTGTTTCTTCTATCGCCATTAACTTTTTTCCACCCCTATATTATTATGATAATAAACCACCCCTAGTTAAGCGATAAACTTTTCGTGTACTAATTATCTTTTAAAATTTTTATTATTAATTCTTTTAAATCTTTATTTTGTTTGTTTAATAATATTTCTATTAATTGTGTTGAAAACAAATCAACATATTTTTCTTCAGTTCTAGCGTTAAGCTTTAAGCTATTATACCAAACTAGAAAATGTAAAAATTCGTGAATAACAGTTATTAATTTTTCTTTAGGTTTTAAATCTTTATTAATTGTTATTACTGCGTCGTCTAAATCAAATTGCCCGTCGCATTGGACTTTACTCGCTTCTTTTTTATTCCAATATTTTATATAGAATTTTTTACGGTCTATAAAAAAATGCTCAGGCAATTTTGCCATTGTTATTTTTTAAATATTTTTTTAACTGCTTTCTTTAAGCCTTTAGCTCTATTTTCAGTAGGTTCAATTTTTTTAACTGCACTATTAGTCATTTCAGCTTTACCTAAGCCAACTAATAATTGTGCGTCTGTTTCAGAAGCGTCAACTACATCGCCAACTTCAACTCTTGAACCTTTTACTGTTGTCACTTTTAAAATTTTTATTTTCATAATATCCTTTATTAAATTAATAAGATACGGGACGACTTTCGCCGTCCCATATCAGTACGCTAATTATAATTATGCGTTTAAGTCTTGGATAGCTGAGAAGCTTTCCGCGTGTCTTACTGCAATATCAACATCATAGAACGACGTAATTCTAGTCGCGCCAATTGTTGATAGTGAATAAGGGTCAACCGCTACATCTAAATTACCCCATTCGCCGATAATTAAATCATTGAAATTTCCAAATAATAAAGCTGAACAGTTTCCTGAACTTGAACCTTTAGTTAAAGTATCAGGCATTTGACTAGTCACATTAACATTATAACCCATAAGATTATTTTGTGTGTTCATAATCATTTGACTATCTGTTGAAGATACTTTTGCAGTTTGCATAAATCTAGCAACCTGAGTTGGCGAAGTGAACCAAGATAAAGCGCCTACATCAGCGTTATCTTTTGCTACTTCTTTCCAAGTATCAACTACTTTAGCCCAAGTACCCGCGCCACCATTCGTACCAATAGCAACTGAACCAATTCCTGATTGATTTAGTATGCCTGTTGGTTGGTTAGATGAACCTGAACCCGCTAACGCGCCTAAGTCAACTGCACTTGCAAGACCGTCAATTAAATCTTTTCTTAAAATAGATTCAATCGCAAGACTTGATTGGTGCATTAAGTGTCTTGATACATCAACATAAGCTGAAACAGTTTTAGGTGTCATAGCAATTTGTCTGTAAGTTGGTGCGCCCTCAGTTGGTGCTGTATTTTCAGCAACCCAATAAGCAGTTGTCGTTGCATTTTGGGCAGGTATAACACACTCGCCAACAAGTCCTGAAAGAACTGTTGCCCCCGCTTGTCTTACCATAGATTTATTTCTTAAAGCTTCAACGTAAGAACCAACTAGCATATCAGTAGCAACTAAATTACCACCCGCAGTAGCCGAACCTTGTGTTAAATCTCTTTTGTAGAAATTAGCGTCGCTTGGTACAAAAATTCCTCTTGCAGACTTACCGCTTCTTTTTGCGATTTCATCTGAAGCTTCTTTTTCTAATTCCGCGCCTGACCAATTTCCTGTGACCATAGCTTGAACGCCTCTCGCTAGAGAGTAGTTTTTAGCTTCTTTTTTAGATAATCCAACTTCATCACTTCTTGTAGCGATAGGTTGATTACCAATTTTTTCTAAAATTACACCTTTAAATTCTGCAACAGATAAGCCATTTTTAATGCTTTCGTCTGCTAAAGATTTTTGGTTGTGCTTTTCAGCAACCGCGTAGATTTCTCTAACTCTATCTTGTTCGCTTTTTCTTGCGTTCTCAATAGTTTTTGCAGTATCAACTTTAGGTGCAATTACAGTATTATTTTCTTTTTCCATAATTACCTTTATATTTGATTGTTTGTTTATATTGTCGTCGTTGTTTTTAATTTCTTTTGCTCTATTCACGCCGACTGTTTGGTCTGCGGGAATTGAAACGCTAGAAATTTCTAAAGGTAAAGTTGCAACTTTATAGCTTGGCTTGTCCTCGTCCTCGCCTTTTGTTTTAACTTTTTCCATAGATAAGACTTCATAACCAAACGATATGTTTGGTCTTATGCCGTCTTTTATGTCTTGAAAAATAGAGTTTGCTAAATCGTTTTTTCCAAAACGAACTTTGGCTCTACCACGAGCATTGGCAATATTTACTTTCTCAACAATTCCTATTACTTTCGTTGCGTCGTGGTCTGCTAAAAACGGTGCATTACCACTATCCAAGAAAGTTAAATCCATTTTATCGTGGTCAATTATTTCCATACCAAACGAACGTTCGTAAGGTGTTTCTGAACTAAAAGATAATTCAATTGACCTATCATCTTCGTCATCTTCAAAATATCTTTTTTCAATAGTTGCAGTACGATAAAATTTTTTAGATTTTAATTCTTTATTTGCTACTTCATTCTCAAAAGTTTTGTCCTCAGGTTTTGGTTCTTCTTTAGGTGCTTCTTCTACCTTAGGTTCTTCTTTAGGTGCTTCTTCAAATGTTTGTTCTTTAGGTTCTTCTTTAACCTCAGGTGTTTCATCTGCTTTTACTTTAGCTTTTTCTTCCTCAGGTTTAGCTTTACCAAAAGTCACAGTTATAGCTTCATCTGTTTCTTCAATTTTTTGTATATGTTTTTTTTCCATTATTATTTACCTTTAGGAAGTCCACTAGATAACCAAGTCAAAATTTTAACTATTGGATAACTAATTATCTTCCACATTGTTTTCGTTGCTTTCGTTATTGTTTTTTTTATCTTCTTGCATAGACAATTCATTGTTTCCCCCTGTTGCCCCTTTATCCCCGTAAGGTTCGTAGGCAAATTTAATATCTTTATCTTCGTTTAATTTTTTCTCTTTTACTAATTGTTCTAAATGTTCTTCGTAGTCACGCCCTGTCTTACTAACTACATCTTGCATACTTACTACACCCGCTTTAAGACCAACTACATTTGCGTTCATTTCTTTTAATGGGTCTATCCAATCAAAAGCACGGGGTATAAATACTGTATCGTTAAATTTATTATATTTTGACATTGGTAAAGGCGATAGTTCTTCGTCGCCTAAAGTTAAATACATTTTTAACCAACGTTCATATACAGGCTTACAAAAATGATTAATTACAAATTGTTGAACAGTTTTATAATAATCTCTATCATTTAAACTTGCTTGTCTAATTGATGAGTAATTAACTGAACTATAATCATTACTTAAATCATTATAACTTATGTTAAGTCCCGCCGATATTTGTCTTAATATACTTTTTATAAAAGGGTCAAACGCAGTTGTTGGGTGTGTAGTATCAAATTTTTTAAAATCACTACCCTGTGGCAACTGTTGTATTGTTCCCGCTTCTACATTCATCATTGGACTAAAACCGTCGCTAGATGTATCTTCGCCTGTAAATTGGTCGCCACTAGGACTTGTTATAAATCCCATAGCACTAGCATTTACTCTACTTGCAACTAATTCAGCTTCCGCGTATGCGTGAAGCATTTTTAATTCTTTTAATACACTTGCAATAGGACTAAACCCTCTTGATTGGTTTGCACGTTCAGGTATGTAAATATGTAATAAATTTTCTGCGCTTACTCTTTTACTTTCAACCGATGAAGTGTGCATAAAATATTCATAAGGATTTCTGTCGTATAAATAATATGCTACGGGTCGTTTAGTTTGATAATCAAACTCAACGCCCATTCTTATTTCATTTTTACCGTTATGACCGTTTTTATTTTCGTCAATTAAATCACAATCTAAAAAATTAATTGCAAATTTAAAATCATTATCAGCATTTTCTATAAACTGTACTAATACCTCGCCGTCTGTAAATAACGTTTGTACTAAAAGGTTCTGCATATCTAACCAACCATAACGTCCTGATAAATCGCAGTTATCTTTTAATATCCACCTTTTCCAACGGCTCTCAATAATATTGTTAGCCACATAATCTAAATTTTGTGTTTTATCTTTTGCTCTTACTTGTAGTTTTATTCCGTGAGAACCAATTACATTTGTTTTCATTAAGTTTATATAACGTCTAACAAACTCATTGTTTCTTGATAAATCTCTACATCTATCTCTTAATTTTCTAATATCGTTTTTTAAAATATCGTCCATTGACCTTGTGTTTCCACCAACAAAGTCGTTCATAAGACGGTTAGTTCCCGCCCCGTCAAATCCTTTTCTTTTAAAAGTCTTTTTGTTTCTGTTCCAAAACTTATACCATTCTGCCATTATTCAATCCCTTAGTTATTAGATTTTGTGATTTCTATTTCTGTGATGATTGTAATAACCAAGATTTCCTGTGTTCCCAAAAGATATTTTAATTGTGTTTCCCGAACCGTCGCCGTTAGCGTTTCGCATTTTAGCAATCTCTCTATTGTATTCTGCTCTATAATGAGTTCGCCAATCTAGTAATTCTTGAACACTCATTTTGTTTAATGAACGTCCCGCAATACTATAACTTGAAACATCTTTATCTGCTTTACCCTCTAATAGACTTTCAATTTTATCTATCATTATCTTTGCGTGAGAACGCGGGTCTGCGCTACTACTTGCCAAATTGGGTTTAATCTCAATCTGACCTACGTCAACGGTCACTCTTGCGCTATCACTTCCACGTGTCACATACGCGGTATAATGATATATACCCGCAGTCTGACTAGCAGTCACGGACGCACTTAAAGTAATTAAATAATCGTCGTTGTCGGCAGACGCGTTGACTGTAAATCCCGCGCCTGTACTCTCTAACCTAAAATAATAAGTTAAAGTGTGTGTTGTATTTTTATAATCTGTGTTTAAATCTGTTATCTTCCATTTAGCCGTATCGCCTGAATAAATAGTATATGGAATTTTACTTTGTATGTTTGTTAATAAATTTGTCATTAATCTCGCCAATTGGTTATAAAATTTTTCTTAATTTGTGTTCGTTGTGGTTTCTTTTGTGGTTTAGTATCTAAGCTATCTTTAATTTTTTCTAAGTTAGCATTTAAAGATATAAAAGATATATAGGCATAATTAAAACAATCCCACGCTTCGTTTCTTTTTCTTATTTGTACCCATTCTCTAGTTGCAACACCTTTTATATATTTTGTCTTTATTCGTTCTGATTGTAGTTGTAAAAAATATTCAGTATCTAAATGTTTAGGAAAGTGAACATAACCATTACCAACCTTTTCAATCTTCATTCTTTGTAAAATAATATCTTTTGAACTATCTACACCAACAGTAAACAATGGTGTTTTCATAATATTATTTGTACTTGCACGTCTAGGAAAAATTGGTTTATTACCACTTACACCCTTAACTGCGTATATTCTTCTATTAACTTTACCTTTACAAAAAGCGTAAACGTTATTTGTATAATAACCACTATCAATACAAGCGGAAGAAATTAAAAATTTCTTTCCGTCTTGTCGTGTATATGTTCTTTTTAATTCTGCGTCTAACTTTAACCAAATAGAAGTGACCGACGGGTCGCCATATAAAACAATATGGTCTATAACCCAAATTTCCTCATTAAGTCCTAAACCTAATATAGTTAATTCTAATCTGTTTGCTTGAACGTCAACACCCGCAGTTAATAACAAAACACCGTCGGGCATTTGTTCGGGGTTATAATCTTCAGTACGTTCGTTTAAACTAATATCTAAGCCTGTGCCTTTATCTTCCCAACTCTCGCCGAGTGTTGTATTTGTAAACACCTTTAAAGTTTCAGGAAGCTTTTTAGCTTCTAAAAAATTTCTTACTATGTCCTCTAATCTTGACCAACTAGAATAAAACTCGTTTAAATGAAAACCCGCAATTCCTGTATGCTCGGCGGTTGCTTTCCATTCGCCCTGTCTTATAGCTTTCCAACGTTTGCTATCATTCCATTTAGAATTACAAAACCTACAAGCATAATGCGTTTCGTGTAATTTTTCTTTATCAAATTTAACTTGTTTAAATTCTAAAGTTTGTGGTTCTTCACAATCAGGACAAGGTACATAAAATTTACGTTGGTCTGATAGATTGTATTCTTGTTCAACTCTACTTAAACCTTTAATTGTAGGTGTAGAACACATTATAATTTTGTTATTCCAAAAAGTAGTAGTTCTTTTAGTTGCCAAAGATACTACGTCCCCCTCAGTATTACTAACTTCAAATCTATCAACTTCATCTAAGAGTAAAACTCTTATTGGTCGTGAAGCTAAAGAACTTGTACTATTAGAACCAACTAAACTTATATGTCCGCCTGTAAATACTTTATGTAAAACTGTATTACCACTATCTCGTTCTCTTGGTGGCTTAACCTTTTTCTCTAGTACAGGACAATCTCTAATCATCGCTGACAATCTGTCTTTACTAAAAGCCTGAGCCATACTTAAAGTTGGTTGAACCATAAGTATAGGACTTGGTTCGTAGTGAATAAAATAACCTATTATATTTTCTAATAAGGTTGTCTTACCAACTTGCGAACTTGTCATAAAAACAACTCGTCTTATATTCGGGTCACTAACGGCTTTCATCATACCGTCTTGATAGTAGGCTCGGTTAATTAAATACTTACCCGCTTCGCTACTACTCTCAGGACTTAGGTATCTGTACTTTTCCGCCCACTCGCTTATTGTTAGCGGTTCTCTCGGTTGAAATAGGCTCAACGCCTTTAGTACCGTGTTGTGTATCTTTTGTGTCTGTAAGTTCAATGTCCTCGCCTTTTGCTAGTTCGTTTAATGCTTCAGCTATCTGTTTGCTTAAAATGTTTTTACAAACGTCTATTCCACTTTCAACTGCTAGTATTGGTGCTAGTTTATTTGGAATAGCCTCTAATTTATTCTTACAAGATAAGACTAGGTTAGCCCATTGTTTATCAACTAAGTCACGGTCAAGAACATTACCTTTTTCTTTTTCTAAATTTAATTCTAGTAATTCTGCTTCCGCAATAGCCTTGTTCTTACGCGCTTCTTCTAAGCTAATAAGCTTGTCTGTTTTATTATACAAATGCTTAATAACATCTTGTATTAGGTAATATTTAATCTTACCGCTTTGCTTAATGACTTTGCATTGAATTAAAACTTGACCTAACTTACGTCGGTCAATATTTAATTCACTCACTATTTGAGAAGCAGTCATTGGTGTTGGTATATAACTCATAGTGTTGTGATGTATAAAAAC